TTAATGCCATCGTATCCATGGGCGCACGACAGCGACGCTCTTATAAAAGAATACTCACAGGCCTTCGAGCAACCCATCCGCGACCTGATAGCGCAAGCGACCGCAGATGCGCTGGAAGCGGCGGCGCAACGAGTGCTCGACCTAGCTACCCTCGCTCCCGACATCGCTGCCAAGGCTAAAGAGCACGACGCGGCGCTGGTGGCCGACTTGGCTATGCTGGTTAGGCGACTAATCAAACACTGCAAAGACGGTGATTCTGCAGCAGCGCAAGCCTTGGATTATCTACATCGCAAAGGATTGGAGGGTTCACCATTGCGCAGAGAAACCGAAGCTCCAGAAAGATCGCCAGAGGTCCAAGAAATACTTAACGGGTTACGGAAGGATGATGACATAGACATCCTTCGCAAACTCGAAGCCGAGAACGCCGCCCTGCGCTCGCAGCAACAAGAGCACGACGCCAAGATCAGGCGGGAAGCACAAGAGGAATATGCCGAGAAGCACGCCGAAGTTCACAGGCAGCAAATCCTCCTGCTGATGGGCGACAAGGACAAACTCAAAGAGCAATTGCGCACAATTCGCCGGGAAGCGTATCTGCGATGCGCGGACCGCGCAGCCAACACCATTGCCTATCGAGACAATTTACTGCTAATGCGTGACGAGTTCCGCAAGTGGGCCAACGAAGCAGACGGAGGGGGATAAGTGAGCACACTAGAATGGTATTTATATGGAGGATATTTCGGTTTGCTGATTGGCATTCTGATAGGAATTCCGATTGGCGCTTGGATGCGTGGCAGGCCCGCGCCCAAGCCCGAGGGAAAGGAGTAGAGCGAATGGGTGAATCTAAGAGCTTCCTAGCGCTGGAGCGCCTGATAAATGTAGTTGGTCGCCGACACGGTGTATACCTGAAAGCGGCCCGCGCAGAGCTTGAGAAGGCAAGGGAGGTCTTAAGTGAGCGATTCCAGAAAGAAGCGATCTTGAAATGCGAATCAGCGCTTCCGGGTGAAGCGCAAGCAGAATCGTTCCCGCATCAGGGCGAAGAAACTGGCATTCGGGATGTCGGTGCCGGGGACGGGACGACGACATTAGCCGAGGCCAAGGTAGCGTGGATGGATAGCATCGCTTTTAGCGCAGAACTTAGCGATAAGCCAATCGTAAGCGTGTACGCCAACCGCCGTGCCTGCGAGCGGGGCAATCCGTGTATCCGCTTATCGCGGGCTGATCCAGAAGAGACTTGGAAGTGTACCGCTATACGTGTCTACGTTTTCGATGCGGACAAATACGATAAATCTTACGCTAATCCGTGCGAGCGAGAAGATTGCGCGGCACAGCGAGAAGTACTCCAAGAATTAGCCAAAGAGAAGAGAGACCTGGACCTCGCGGTGCTGGAGGCGAGGATTGCGCAGACAGAGGCGTTTCAAGAGATACACGGAGATGATATAGACGGAGTGTTGCACATCAGGCAGCACTGCCGAGAGTGTAAGATTTTCGCAGCAACGCTGGCCGATCTCCAGAAGCAGAAGGCGCAGTTGGAGAAAGCCTAGCGTGAGATGCCCTAACTGCCGATCTGACAAAAGCAAGATCAAGATGAATTGGGCCGTGGAGTGGGTCATTATTAGGATTCGTAAATGCCTCGATTGCGGCAAGGAGTATGAGACTCAGGAGAAAGTAGCACCAAATGCGGACAAACTTAAGCCAACCTCTTGCACTCATACGTGAATTACCGTATAGCTGAGCTACAACTAAATTACGGGGCTACGGTCCTTACCCCATACCACCTCTAGGTAGCCCCGATAATCTAGCTGGAATGCCCACCGTCAGGGCGGACGCGACGAGGCCATCGCGCTATTAGTCAGATACCAGCTTCCCAAAATCTTCCACTGAGCAAGAGACAGCGAAGAAAAGCCAATTTCGACCGTATTCGTGTGCGTGGATTCGAGCGATGGGAATGGCGCGCAATGAGTTCCCCGGCGCATCGCAAGAAAGAACCTGCACACATGATGGTGATGCAACTCTCGTAAGGAGCAAAATGAATTATGTTTACGTAGGTGTAGCGTGTTTCGCAGCGGGCGCAATCGTGGCGCGTATCTACCTGGCACGCGCAATAAATGAAGTCAAAACTATCTGCCATGACACGCGAGGATTGGTTACGCTGACCCACGCCAAGCTCGATGCGCTGATGAGCGCGGCAAAGGCTAAGCTCTAGTGTGCCTCGTTAGCGTAGTGACACAGGGAGCGATTGGTCAGTTGCCGCCCCTCAATAAGTGGCCAATGCAGCAAGTTTCGGAGATGCGCGAGGTTATTCGGTTGCTTGAGAGCATAGATAGAAAGCTTGGCGCGAAGGACTGCGTTGACGAGACAAAAGAGAGCTTCTTGGCTGAGCTAGATAAGCGCGTCTCCGCACTGGAACTAGAAACCGGCTTAATAGCCGAAGGTTCACCAACTTAATGCCAAACGTAATCGGCTTCCTGCGTAAGGCGTTCCCGTATATCAGCGCTGCCGCGCAATTCGGAGGGCCGCTAGGCACGCTTGCAGCTAGTGCCGTTGGTCAAGCGCTTGGCGTCAATAAGCCCCCAGATCCTACCGTTGACGCGATCTCGACGGCTATTGCTAGTGCAACGCCAGACCAAATGGTTGCGCTTAAGCAGGCCGAGCTGGACGTACAGACCAAACTCGCGCAATTAGGCTTCCAAGACGCGGAAGAACTCGCCTCACTCGCTGACCAAGACACAGCTAACGCTAGGGCGCGCCAGATTGCCTTGCGCGATAGGATGCCTGCTTTTCTCGCAAGTGGAGTGACGCTAGGCTTCTTTGGCACGCTTTACCTGCTATCTCGCGGCGTAAACCCACAAGCCCATGATGTGATGCTGACAATGGTAGGGGCATTGGGCACGGCATGGATTAGCGTGGTGGGCTACTATTTCGGCTCCAGTGCGGGTTCCGCGAGAAAGACTGAGATACTCGCCAATGGTAATGGCCATGCTTAAGATTGACCCCGTTCCCACAGGGCTAAGTGCTGGCATATATACCATTGCTTGCGAGTGTGGGTGGGAAGCGGTTTTTGTTCTGCCAGAAGAACAGCCACATTATGAAGGCGCTATCTTTCGCCACCTAGCCGAAATACATGGTTTAGAGTTGCCAATGCTTACGGTGACTTGCCACTGATGAATTTTTGGGAGGCAATATGAACGAGAAACAAAGCACTACTGGTTACTGGCCGCAGTTCTCACCTTGTCCTGGGTGTGGGCGGTGCCCAGTTTGCGGTCGTGGGCAGATCGCGCGACCATACTACCCATACCAACCCATATGGATAGTGGACAACCAGCCGAGTATCACATGGGGCATAAACGTAACTGTCGGCGCAGCCGGTAACACGCTGCCCTATATCCAGACCTCTCAGAATATGGCGTGATGCGCGTATACGTCACCGATTGATGCGCTGGACTCTCGCCCTAATTGCGCTGGCAGTGAGCATGTTTATAGCGACGTTCTTTGTACGCGCTTACGCGCAAGATGAAGAATCACCAATCGTTTCATGCGATAACAGCGACAGGCCCGACACAGCAACAAGGCTGCATAACTGTAAATGTGAAAGAACCACAGCCGAGTGCGATACGGACCGCGAAAAGGTCACAATGAGCAACAAATGCGGCAAGTATTGCGACGAAAAGGCTTGCGCCTGCGAAAACCATCAATGCAGCTAGAGACTTACGGAGAAGCCACGCTCCCGTGCGGTTGTATTGTGCGCTATGCGGGGGAAATGATGTATTCGCTGTGCGCTTTCCATGAAAGCGATGGTGGGTCGCCGTGGTCTCTCTGTTGCTATCTAAGGAGATGGCACAGGCGGAATGAGGCGCTAGCCGCCATGCCGATCACTAAGACTTCGGTTTGCAAAGACTAATTGCTCCACAATATCACTTAGGCGAGCAGGGCGAGATACTCGAAGTCTTATGGGCGGGAGGCGAGATATTGCCAAGTTACCCAACAGGCTCAAGCTTAGAGACCAAAGAGGGCGAAACTAAGTATTGGGGATCTAGCAACATCGTCAGGCCGGGGGCGAGCAAGCGCAGCAAGGCACGCAGGCAAATGGTAGACAGAGCACAACGCAACGGTGCAGCCAGGTGCTCAAGGTAATTGCGCTCATGCTTATGCTAAATGCTTGCAGTGCAAGAACCTACGTATCAGGTCAGCATCAATTACCAACTCTCTCATGTGGCGTAATCAGGCTAGGCCAGAGACTTCAAACCGTTTGTTGCTACGAGGACAACGCCGGAGTAGCGCATTGCAAATTCGAATAAGGAGCGCAAAATGAAGAAACTACTGAGCTTGTGTATTCTGATAACTGGCTGCGCAGTCGCCAAGGTGCCTGTCAAGGTCGGGAAGGCAGTAACACCGCCAATTGCTATTCCGGTCACAAAGGCAACGGCTAAGGTAGGCGGAAACGTAGTCAAAGAATCAGTGATGCTGCCCGTTCGCGTAGTGAAGGACTCAGTGCCAAAGGCAAAGACGCAAGCAGCGAAACACGCGCCAAAGGCAGAGCTGAAGAAGCAAGAGAAGCATAGCAAGTAACAGTACTTAGCTATGTCTAATCGTACTGATAACTTACAGGCCTTCGCCAAGCGCATAGAAGCAAGAATGCTCAAAGGCAAAAGCCCTGTAGCAATGGAGCAATTGATTTGCAGGCTGCTAAGCGGCAAAGACCCTCGAATAGCGTCTGCAATGGCTTCAAAGTGGACCGAATGGCGCTATGGCAGAGTCCCCGAGACACCAAGCATAACCATTAACAATCAGCCCATTATGGTCATGTCCGGCTATACGAATGACAGAATCAAAGCACTTAAGCGAGGAACGCTGGAATTAGCTTCGCAGAATTGCATCGAGAATGAGCTGGAAACTAAGTCAATCGAAGCGAACGACTCATCTGCTACAAATGTAATAGATAGCGAAACGACTCATGTAGTAGGAGTCAAACAAGGCGAAACGGAAGGTCTAGTACGTTGACCAGTTCGTACCTAATTCAGTTATCTTGTTTGTTTGGTGTTATTTGCGCAGGACTAGTACGGTAACAGAATGATGGTTATCAACGACAGCTTTGATTATCAGGTGGAAACAACCGGGATACAGGGTCGGAGTGACTCCCGCGATTCAGTCGGGGCTTTCGTACCTACCGCGCACGCACTTTCTTCTCAATCTGAATCTGTACACACATCCAGTTCTTGTACACACACGCAAAGAATCGACCTACGGGTATCGGAAACCGAACTTGCGAACTGGAAACGCCTCGCCAAAGAAGCCGGGGTGGGTCTCTCCGAATGGATACGCCGTAGATGTAACGGGCCGGGTGCCATATCGCTGAAATTGGCAGAAGATCGTGGACTCACCACGCTACCCAAAACTGTACACACAAAGCAGAAAACAGCGAAAGCTTGCGTACATGGCACCGAGAAGGGCTTCAACTGCTGGCAATGTGGCGGAGTTGCGAAGGTCGAATGAGCCGTACATACCAGATTTCGACCCGCACCATGCTTTCCCATATTTCCAAGCTCAATTTGCAGCAAGGCGACGTAATCGTGTGCAGCGACTACCAGACGCTGGATTACCTATCGCGCGTGCAATTGCCGCTTGGCTTTACCGTTCCGTTGGTTTTCTCGCCTAATGGCGTAGAAAAGCTTAACCGGCAGGATTTGCTGAACCTGATCGAACAGCTAGACCAAGCGCCCGAGACCCCCGCTTCCGTGGAAATGCCCTCAGCTCCGCTATGAAGGTAATGCTCCTTGAGGTTAATAAGCCGATCGATCACAACCCTGGCAATCCTCCGGTGTCTCTTATTAATGCGCGCGATCCGTATAAGGGCTGGCGGGAATTTCACTTTACGGGCCGCTTCACGTCAGATGGGTGGCCTATCTATAGCGAGAAGGTAGCCCACGCCTAAAGCTGCCGCCCCGCAAATTGTCTTTGAACCTGCCTCTGAAACCCAGGCCGACTACATTTGGAACACCAAGCGCGAATCTATGTTCGACGGCGGGGTAGGCAACGGCAAGACTACGGGCGGTCTTATGCGCCTACTTATCCTTGCGCGAGAGTTCCCTGGCTCAAGGTGGGTGGTAGCTCGCCAGACTTACAAAACCTTGATGAATACGACCCGCAAGACGTTCGACAGGCTATGCCCCCCTGCCTGGATCAAGCGGGACGTGAAAGAGGAAATGGTCCTGGCCAATGGTTCCGAAATTAACTGGATGCACCTGGACGAAATGAATGAAGGCGATCTTAGGTCCCTTGAGATCAATGGGGCCTTTGTAAGCCAAGCGGAAGAAGTCGCCCCCGAGATGTGGGAGTTCATAGACTCGCGCATAGGCCGCTGGAGCCGCCCAGAGTGGAAAGAACCATGCCCGCCCTATCTTTGGGGAGAGTGCAACCCTAACGGGCATGATTGGGTCTATTTCCGCTTTCATCCCGAAGTCGTAGGAGATCATCCAGACAGGGCGTATTTCTTTGGCGCGACCTCAATCAACAAAGTCATGCTCGATAAGTTCTCTCCCGGCTATTACGACATGCTTATGCGAAAGCCGGAAGCCTGGAAGCGCCGCTGGGTCTACGGGTCCAGGGACATATTCGAGGGAGCTATCCACCCCGACTTTAGAAGGGAGATACACGTTTACGATGCAGATAGATGGGACCCCTTTGAGCATATGGACATCAAATCGTGCTGGGGATGGTTCGATTACGGTCTTAGCGCCCCGACCTGCCTTCTCCTCAGCGCCTCTACCTCCGACAATTACCACTTCATTACACATGAGTACTACAAGCGCTCTACTCCTGGCCGCACAATTACTATACGCGAGCATGCGAGCGCTATTCTCAAGCTCATGCGTGAAAATCGTTATTCCGTCAGAGGGGTATATGCGGACCCGTCAGTCTTCTTTGAAAGTACGCGAGATCGGCGTACGCAAGTAACCTCTACGGCTCAGGAATACCGCGAGTGTGGTCTCTACCTCATTAAGGCAGATAACAATGAAACCGCCTCTATCGCCAACCTGCAAGAGCTTATGCATATCAACCCTTTACTGCGCAATCCTGTGCTTAAGACTGTTGGTTCGCCGCGCCTATTTATCTCTTCCCGCTGCGAGAACCTGATCGACCAAATCCAGCTCCAACGCCACGCGGAGACGCGCAACCCACTTACAGGCGAGAAGGAGTTCACCGAAGAAAGGGCGGCAGGCATCCCCGACCATGCTTATGACCCATTGCGCTATTTTGCCAACTCTTCAGTGTGGCAAGCCATCCGAGTTAGAGAGCAACCCCCCGCACCGCAATATCGAACCACGCCGACAAACAACAAGCCAGTAAAGGGATATGCGAATCCCGGCATGATGCCGAAAACCAGAACTACCGAATGGCGACAACTTCCACCAGCCCCACAGCCTAAGAGGGTCGCGCAGAATTGAACTGGGTCGGTAAGACATGGGGGGCTGAGCAGTGGATCGTCAACAACGAACTATATTGCATGAAGTTCCTGCATGTAACACCAGGCTTTCAATCTTCTATGCATAGGCACCTACTTAAGGACGAGACTTTCTATGTCCGCGAAGGGGCAATCAGATTAGAAGTTGGCGAAGAGGAACCAATAATACTTCGTCCTAGCGACGAGTTCAGGATTGCGCCTGGTACGTGGCACAGATTCGCCAATCATCCCAAATGGGCGATGGCGCTAGTTATCGAGGTTTCCACGCATCACGATGATGCCGACGTTGAGCGCAGAGAACTATCGGGACCAATCGAATGAACGATTCGGGGCGTAACGCAACCTGCTGTAAAGCCAAAGTGCCTGATAAGTGCAACATCTGCGGAATGTGTGGAAGGTGTTTCGATCACATGGATAAATCGCCGTGGGAACGCTGCCCAATTTGTTCACCCATAGACTCGCGCAAGAGAATGAATCGACTATCCATTGGCAACTAACTTCGTAAGCAGCTTTGGGATGCCTCCAGGTCCTCCGACCTCGGTTTCACCTGACACGGGACCGGCTGAGCGCGACTCCGATCAAGGCACAACCCATTCCGATGACACGAAACAAGCCAGTGTCCGTGGCAAGACAGGCCTATCCGATGCGGAAATAGTCTCGCAGATTGAGCGCTACCGCAATGAAGCGTTCATGCGCGAGTACATCATTCGCAATACGTGGCTCGACTGCTACGGCCAATACCGGAACAAGCAGGACTTTGACGATAAGGCTCCCTGGCAATCACGACTCACTTACGCGAAGGCTCATAGCGCAGTCAAGAACTTCGCTGCCAACATTATTCGCCTGCTTTTGCAATCGGAGCAATGGGTCACAGTAGACCCCGGATCGTCCGTTAATCCGACTATCGACATTAAGAGCATGGCTCCGCTAGTCGAGCGAGTCGTGCTTAAGCTCGCCAACAATGCACACTTCAGAAGCCAGTTTCGAGATGCGCTCGAATTTGGCGCAGCGTGCGGGTTGGGAGTGCTAAAGGTTGGCTGGGGCTATGAGAACGTCTTTGACCTATCGGTAGGCGCGGACGATACCGGACCTCTACTGATTCAGAAAAAACGCAAGGAGGGGCGATTGTATGTTCAATCCATCGACCCTTTCCACATTTGGTTTGGGCCTCGCACTCGGGACAATAATCGGTTCGATTTCATTATCGAAGAGACCCTGGTCGATGTGGATGAACTCAAGTCGCAGAAAGGCTTGGAGAACACGAGCGAACTCGAACACGTGGACCGGATTGCCGACCAGATGTACTTCGCAGACCAGGTGTACACACGCGACTTTGCCCGTTACGACAAGCGTCTCATCCCCGCCGAGCATTACCGCAAGCAAGCACTGCTCTGGGAGTACTGGGGCGATATTGTTAACGTCCACACGCAGCAAGTCGTAGACGCCAACGTGCATATCCTTATCGCCAATCGCACCACCATCCTGAAGTACGAGAAAAACCCATACTGGGATGGACTGCCGCCTTACATCATCTTCTCGCCATTGGTTGTAGCTGGAAGGTTCCCAGGTCAGGGCTTATTGGAGATGAACTTAAGCGTTAAGGACGCGGCGGACAGGACAGCCCAGAAGCAAGAGGATCACCTAAGCTTTAGCGTAGTACCCATGCTGGAGGTGGAAGCGAGTGCTCTCGAAAATCCTGAAGGCGATATGCAGACTGGCGTCCAGCCAGGGAAGGTCTTCTACAAAAGAGCTGGAGCAGGTCCTAGTGCGGTACAAGGGGTACAGTTCCCCCAACTCGGAAACTCATCCTTCAACTTCCTGCAATCGCTCAACAAAGAGTACGAACGCGGCACCTTCATCACCGAACAGGCGCAAGGCTTGCTCGACGTTAAAGGCGAAACGACGGCTACGGAGATCCAGCAAACCCAACTCCAATCCACGCTGATCCTGGCCGACATAGCCGTAACCATTGAAGATAACTGTTTGCAATTCGTAGCGCAGAAGATGTGGAGTAGAGCCTTTCAGTTCATGGATGCAACTTCTACGCCTACCTGGACGATGCTGCTAGGGCAGGTAGGGCAAGTACTAGATCAGTTACCCATTCAAGAACGCATCAAACTTATCTGGGGGCGCTACAACTTTGAGGCTCGCGGGCTATCGCGCACGATTGAGCGCCAGCAGAATCTATCGAAGTACAAAGACCTGCTTGAGACGCTAGCGCAACTAGGACCGCAGGCAATTAGCGGAGTGGGAATGCAGTTGAACAAGTTCCTGCGGCGCATCGTGGACGCTTACCATTTCCCCGATCCGTGGGAACTCTTTGCGCCAGATGCGGACGACATGGAAGAACAGCAAAGACAGGCCGCTCTCGCTCAACAAAATCCGTTCTTATCGGAGATGGCGCGAGCGCACGGGCAGATTGCCTCTTCGCGTGAAGCGAACGATCAACAGACTTTACAGAAATTGCTGGATGCGGCTATGTCGTTAGGGCAACCGCCTTCAGCCCCAGGGCCAGCAGCATAATTCAAACAAAGGAGCAACAAAATGCAGAATGACGTGAAACCCGTTAGCGGTGGTGGCAAGACTCCCAATGAGCACTCCGTAGTTCCGGCAGTCAATGAGTTGCCGAACGAGTCTACCGAAGACGCACGCCAGGGTGGGCGCATCGAGACCCAGGCATTCGCGTCCGATGAAACGCGGCCACAGGACATGCACGGCGCGGTTGCGTATCAGCAAGCGACTGCCGATCCTGGCAAAAAGCCTAGCTTCGTCGCCTATACCGATCTGACTCAGCCTCGCGGCGAAGTGCGCGGGTAAATGGAACGACGAAAACTGCTCAGCGCTATTGCGGCCCTGCCAGCCATCATTGTTAGTCACAAGGGCAAAGAAGTCGGGCAGGCATTCAAGGTCGATTCAAATGCCAAGTATCTAGTGTTTTTGAATGCAGCCGTAGTAGACGAAACTTTTTGCGATCCAGGCGATGCTGTTCCGCCGTTCCCTGAGGGCACCCCCATCTATTTCGTTCACCCAAACATCGACATGGATCAAATTGCCAGAATTTACAAGATAAGCGAATAAAGGAGCCCCATGGCACGCAGCAGGGTACCGGCACACATTACCGAATCGGTTAGCAGGGACTTCGGCCTGGAAGTTAATGTCATTCGCTCCACAAGGCCGAACGTAAATGAGATGCCCAATGGCGATACCAAGGACGGCAAAATATCGCCGCCCTACAAGGGCTATCGGGAAGTAACCCCTCCTGGCACTTTCGGTTCACGCGAGGGCGTAGACAAGATGGAGCCTGCACCGCAGCGAGTGGACACGGTTGCGGATTATCCAACCGCGCAAAATGATCCATCGCTGCACGGAGCAGTGGCTTCGCTTCGTTCCGCCGATACGCAATCAGTCCCATTTCAAAGCTACGCATCATTTCAGCCGCGCTCGTCTCCGTTGCCTCGCAATGCTTCGGATGAACTGTATTTGCGTGGTTATGGAGTAAACGCCGCCGATCCGCGCATGAGCGATTATGACTCCGACACCATGCTAACGGATCGAGACAAGCCGGACCGCCTCGACCTGTACGGCAACAACCGGGATGGCGTGCTGCACAACGACAACGGTCATCCAGGCTTCAAGTCCATGCAAGGCCAAATAGCGGCCAAGGAAGGCGTGTCGCAGCAAGCGGCAGGGGCCATTCTTGCCAACTGCACGCGTCACGCTTCTGCGTCAGCGAAGAAGGCTAACCCAAGGCTGAAAGGGGTCAAGTAGTGCCTACGCAGGAACAACTCGAATCCCGTAAGAAGCTCGATGATTTCGTCGAAGCGGCCAGTTCTACGCTTCGCAAGATCAAGGGCGGGTTAAAGTCAAAGTGGTTCAGCAGGCCGGATGATGAACTCAAGGGCTGGATCGAGCGCGGCAGGGCTATCGACGAAATCAAAGACTCGATGGGCTATCAGCTCATCGTTACGCAAGCAGACCGGGAGATAGTTTGGGCACAGCAGCAACTAGAGATATGCGCGGAATCGGACGTGCGTGATTTGAGGCTATATCTCAGGGCTTTGCGCTTCCTGCACGACTTCATACTTACAACCGAACGCAATGCGGATATAGCCTCCGGGGTGTTATCGGGAAGAGAAGCGGCCATTGGCCGTGATGCAACTACGTTTGTTAAGAATGCACAAGTGAGGAATTGATGCCAGCAGCCGGAACGACTAGCGACCTGTATATAGACCCGCATGACAGCTCTTCTACTCTTGGAGCACCTCCAGCGGCCCCATCTCCCGTACCACCGCCCACCAAGGTAGCTGTGGCAGCGCCTGTGGTTACTAAGGGGCGCATGGCGGACGAAAAGCCAGACGGCACTATCCGCGACACATCTGCGGAGGCTGTCAGTAACCCTGGTCAAGATTTGGGATTCCGCAATATCACCGATGAGAGCGAAAATGCACCCAGACCCAAAGAGGCCGCTCCTGCAACCGAAAAACCGGCTGAAGCTCCAAAGGTTGAAGCGGCAAAGGAACCTGCGCCAGAGCCGAAGGTTTACGCTGGTAAATTCAAATCAGCCGAGGATCTAGAAAAGAGCTATCAGGAACTTGAAAGCAAGATGACCAAAACATCGCAGGAGAACGCCTCCCTGCGAGCCGCCCAGCAAGCCAAACCAGCCGAGCCGGTAGCTAAGACGCCCGATCGGATCGCGTCAGAGCAGGCCGAGAATACGCGGATTCTCAACGAGTTTGTAAATAACCCCAAGGAGTACATTGAAAAGAATGTAGTGCAACGGGTTACGACGGCGCTAACCGCTCAGCAGATAGCCGAGAACTGGCGCAAGACCAACCCGGATTTAGCAGAACATGAAGTGCGTGTGGCTTTCGAGGCTACCCTGCTTACACAATCGGACCCCGAACTTGCGCGGGACCCCGCCGCCTTGCTCAACAAGGCTACGGACAATTTCCGCCAATTCACCGGGAGAATCCGAACAGAGGGCGCCAAGGAAGCACTCACGCAAGAGACGCGGACCATTCCGCTTCTCAGCAATACCGCTCCAGCCGCAGCGACGGAACAACCTTCCCCGAAGGCTCCGCTAAGTTCAGATGACGCGTATTCGCTTCATCTGAAGATGCTGAAGGAAAACGAGCAACGCTCCCATCGCGGTCTTAGACGCTAAGAGCGGTTGTCAGTTCAGCGGGCAGATCAAGGTGTCTGCCTAGAGGAGTCTAATCATGCCTTCACAGTTGTTCGGTACGAACAGCTTGGGCGGCTTTTTCACTAACAATGAACTGTCGCTCCAGTTGCGCATCAAGGCGCAGCCGCTTAAGCGGTTCCGTCAATTCGTGCAGATTAAAGGGGCTAAGGGAGCGCGGCGCGGCAACAAGGTCTATTTCGACAAGTTGCAGCCCGTCGCTACCGCCGCTGCTACTGGCGGTCTCGCGGAAACGGCAACCATTCCTGAAACAAACTTCTCCATCAATCAGGGAACCCTCACCATCAACGAGTACGCGAACGCCATCGCGTTCACCAATCAGCTTGTAGCGCTGTCTGAGTTGGATGTCGATAACTCGGTCGTGCAAACGTTGATGAACGATATGGCCATCACGCTCGACTCCGTTGCTGGGGCGCAATTCCAGTCGAGTGACTTGGTTTACGTTGCTTCGCTCTCGAACAGCGTAAACATCACTACGGCTGGCACCGCATCTTCAACCGCCAGTTCGAACCTCAACGGCACTAACTGGCGGGCGATTTGCGATGACATGCGCAAGAAGAACATCCCCTTTTACGACGGGCAGTCCTACGTTGTGATTTGCAGCGTAGGCGCGTTGTCTGGCTTCTTCAACGACACCCAGACGGGCGGCTTCGTGGACGTGACCAAGTATTCAGAGACGCTTTCTGAGTACCTGTATCGCGGAGAGGCTGGCCGGTACTATATGGGCCGTTTCGTTGAAGAGACCAACGTGCTCAAGAACCTGGCAGGCACTTCCACTACAAGCGGAGAGGCTGTAGCAATCGGCTTCGATGCGGTTATGGAAGGCGTCGCCATCCCCGAGGAACTACGCGAGAAAGTGCCGACTGATTATGGTCGGTCACAAGGTATCGCGTGGTATGCCTTGCTCGGCTTCCAGAAGATTTGGAACCAACAGACGGATGGGAGCGAACGTATCGCTCACATCACGAGTTTGTAAGGAGACTGACGACATGGGATACACAGACGACCGCTCGTATATCAATGCCGCAGTTGCCGCGCAAAACGTGGTGTCCACCGCCTCTGCCGCTGTAGTGACATCCACAAACGTGCAGTATTTCATCGCTGCCGAAGCTACGTTCCTTTGTAGCATCGCCGGCGTAATTACTGCCACACCCTCTAGCCCGCCCTCGACCGTAAAGTATGCGATCTTGAGCGGCACAACCACGCTCGGCTCAATAACGCCAGGGCAAACAGTAGGTACGGGTGCCTTTTCAACCGTCGTACCTCCTGTAGCCATCAGTTCTGGCGGCATTTTGACGCTAAGTATTGTTTCCACTGGAACCGCCTCGGCCACCGAAACGGCAGGAGCTATTTACATCGTCTTGGGGCTTGCGCCTCAATTCGTCTAATCGGATAGCGGCCAGTGGCGACTAACGGAGAACTGAAGAAGTTCGACGCTACACCCACTGGCCGCACTTCCGTTGTAAGGGGGGCGAAGTATGCGCGAGGCTTCGTCATCCGGCCCGAGCAGATACTTTCCCTCTTTCACGACACGCAACCCAACCTTCCCCTGCCGGGAGATGCGCAATTCCAAGGTGTGGGGTTTGAGGATGCTGGCGTGGATAGCCAGATTCAATTCTTCTTTACCTCGCAGACGGCTCCGTGGGAACACTGCTTCGCCATGAAGCCGCAACTATTCTTCAACATCCTGGTTGATCTCGCGGATGGACTATTGCCGCTAGATTCCGAACTGGACGGTATCGAGATCAGCCATCGGTTTACGGTGCTTATGCTGCGCGTGAAGTCGTCTCATTGGCCTGCAGCACCAACCGACAATCTGCCGATCTATCACCTGCGTTACGACTTAGGGAGACTGATACTTGTCGATCCATCGAAAGCTATTGAAGGCGATAGGCGCATTCGCATTAATTAGCCTTCTGCCCGTTCTGGCGATGGCGCAAGGCAATACCTACCAGCCACAACTCATTACAGGTTCGGGCGCTCCAGGTACAGGGGCGGTTCAGAATTGCGCCATCTACCAGGAGTACACCGATACGGCCACGGGCAATCATTGGTGGTGCAAGCCAGACAATAGCGGCCAGCATGGCTCATGGGTGATGGCTGGCAATCCCTCTTCCCTAAACAACTTCTTCTTCGTGGACGGTGTGACATATACCACGATAGCTCAGGCGGCAGCAGCGGCTGATCCCGGTTTGGTGAACTGTAGTTTTACGACTAGCTGCGGGACGGTTGTGATCCCTCCGAAGTACGCAGGTACGGACAACTTCAATAATGCCGGTATCAATCTGCTGATCTTGGATTACCGCAGTAAGTTATTCAACGCACCCAGTATCAACGTGCCGACGTTCATCACGTCAATCGATAGCGACGCTACCTATCCGGCGGGCCGCGATATGAACTTCTTTCCCGGCGGACCGGCAGGATTGTACTTCAGACGCTCCACAGTCGACACGACGACCACTGCTTCTCTGAGCGTTGGAGCAAACACAAATGTCTTAGTTGGTGCGGTCAACAATCACAACGTAGATTTGGGGAACGTCCAGACAGGTACTCTATCGACCCTGTTCTCCATTGGCACGGGTACAGCCCCACAGAAAATTTATGTGGGCCGCGAGACGGCGAATAACGAGCAGTTGACCTACAGCGCGACCGTGAACTGTCCCATATCCGGGACCTGGAACATCGTGGACGGCACGCATCTTTGCCTGAACACGACGAAGACACACGCGGGAACGACCGACATCGAGCAGCCTCCGGACCCAGTTCGCTACGATTTTACCGATCTCCAGATTCGCGCTTACCAGTCTCGACCTTCACAGGATGCGAGTACTTGTCTTCCTATGTTCGTGAACGACTTCAATGGCGTCAACCTGATGACGCTTCCAAGCGACTCGACATGCGCGGCTCCGAGGAATCAGCCTGCTTTTAACAGCGGGTTCAACATCTATGTGGGTGGTGGAGTGCTCAGTGGCTCTCCGGTCTCTACATCTTGGGAATCGTTCACCCTTGGTGGTCCCAACTTCTCCATGAGCAATATCGACCAGGGCGGGACAATTCGCGGCTTCGTCGGTCCCTTCTATGGTGGCACCGTAAACAACGGATCGTTTGGTGCGATCCGAATGCAAAATCAGACTTATCTTACTCAAAGGAACGCTGCGAACAACGACGATAGCTGTATAAGCCTGGACGCCAATGACCAATGGTATTTGCAGACCAAGTGCAATGGCTCTGCCCCGCGCATCAGCTTCTTCCCTGGCCTAAGCGGAACTGCGACGCTTGTTAATTGCAACACTTCGCAGAAATCAGAGTCCGCAGCGGATGTCAATGTGTTGACGTGTACACCGCCCGCTGTGGCTGGAAGCTACCGAGTCCATCTGAATCTGTCTCTCTCGGCAGCGACCGCAGCCACGCTGGGATGGACAGCAACGTGGACAGACTCCAACGGCACATCCCAAGCTCCAACAAATCTTCCCATCTGCATCAGTTCGGCGGGAACTTGCGCGGCAACGACGGGAGCGTTGAGCAGCACCGTAACCGCGTCGGGCGACTACTACATTGACGTGAACAATGCAGGAACGGCCATTGTGATTAAGCTTACCTTCAGCGGCACATCATTCACGGCCAAGGTCAGTGCGACGGTTGAGAAGCTGATCTGATGATCCCTCTCCATTGCGGAGCGTGGTGAGATGACCTGGAGAATTGACGCAAGCGAAGGCAACGAAACCGCAAAGGTCCACGACAGAATAGCGCCATTCGTCTACGGCCACGGAGTGGACTTGGGGTGCGGCTGCTGGAAGCTCAAGGTCGAAAAGAGCAGGGAGCATAGCTGTATTGGCGTAGATATGGGGCTTTCCACGTTCGCGTGCAAAGAAGCCGACATGATAGCGGATGTGTCCAGCCTGCCTTTCAAGGATGAAGCCTTCGATTATGTCTATTCCTCGCACACGCTTGAGGACATGCACTACACCGAAGCGGTCCTTCTGGAGTGGTGGAGGATTCTCAAGCCCGGAGGCAGGTTAATACTCTATCTGCCGCTCACGCGCAAAGTGGCAAAAGCAATGGGTCGCGAGGATTGGGAGAACTTCTATCCCAACAAAGGCGAAGAGGGCGCAAATGTCTACCATGCAAGGGACTTCCATCCGCAAGAGATTCGAGATGCTATAGCTACAATCGGTGCTGCGGAGGTACTGGCCGATGAAATCAGAGGCGAAAAAGACGAATACAGTTTCCTGCTCGTATTCCGAAAGTGCGCATCTTCTGCAAGTCCTGTTAAGGGTATCGTTGCTGGAACTCCCGGAAAGCGAGCTTTGGTGGTTCGCTACGGAGCTATCGGCGATTTCATACAAACTGTTCCAGTTCTTAAAAAACTCAAGGGAGAAGGCTATCACGTCACGGTCAACGGTTCGGAGACCGCTAAAGATGTCCTGAAGTACTGTCCCTACGTGGATGAGATAGCCGTTCAGATCAAGGACTACGTTCCCAACAAGGGCGTGGTATCCGGTCCTCTGTTTGACTACTGGAAAGAACTCTCGACCAAGTACGACAAGTTCATCAATCTCACCGGAGCGGCGGAAGAGACTCTACTTGTGCCTGATTCTCGCTTGATGCACATGATGGAGGGCGTTCGCACAAAGCATCCCGAACTGAACGAAGAGAGCGTCTTCTTCAACGCCATACGCGCCGTACAGCAGCAAGTAGGCGAGACCAATTACTACGACAACCACCTAGCGAAAGCGGGCTATCCAGATCGCGGCATGAACGGGGAGCTATTCTTCAGTGAGCAAGAAGAGGTCATGGCCCAGGGTTTCCGAGACAAGTATCCTGGTCGGTTTGTGGTTATGTGGGTGCTTAGCGGCTCTAGCTATCACAAGCGTTACCCGTATTTTCAGCAGGTGGCGCAAGAGCTGGTCATAAAGAATCCCGATATTCTGCTGATTAGCGTAGGAGACCCGGAATGCGCACTTATCGAGAGGTCGGAGTCAAACAGATACTTACCTCGCGCAGGAAAATGGCAACTCCGAACAAGCTTAGTAATGACTAAATACGTAGACTGCGTGATTGGTCCAGAAACGGGCATTCTAAACGCGGCAGGTTGTTTCTCGACTCCCAAAATCACTATGCTATCGCACTCAAGCCACGAGAATCTTTGTAAGTACTGGGCCAATGACTTCTGCATTGCGCCTGACCCGAAAGAGGTCTTTTGCCATCCCTGCCACGTGCTGCACTACATTCACTCGGTAAACTCAGAGTGCCCGACGTGCAAAGGCAGTACGCACACCTTTCAGAATAGCAATGGGCCTGCCGGGGTAGGAACTGTTTGGACTTGCCCCTATGAGATTCCTAACTCCATGAAGGACGCAACGGGACTGGGACCGCCCTCGCCGCTGTGCACTACCCGGCTCTATCCCCAGAAGGTGCTCGCACGCATAAACGAGGTTTATCGTTTGTGGCTCTCTGGACAGCACCGGCACCCGCAACCGCTAGTTACCATAGGGCAGCCTAATTCCGTGAAGCATTCGGCTTTGTTACGCGAAACAACGCAGGCGGTGGCGGGGTGAGCGAATCCCTTAACCTAGGAGCAATCCGTTCTCAAGCCCAGATATACTTGCTTAACACCTCGACCGACCTTAATTCGCTGTCTTGGTCTACGAGTGAGCTTAACGGCTACATAAACGAGGCCACGTTGTACACACAGCAGCTCACGAATTGGTACGAGGACTTTGACACTCTGGTTTGTACAGCATCAGTGTCGACCTACACCGCCCCGCCTACAGTGCATCAATTCCTAAGACTTACATGGGATAGGGTATTTTTGCCGCAGACCAACGAATACGAACTAGATAGAGACGATCCTAGCTGGCGAGCCGCACCAAATAACAATCCATTTCGCTTCTACTTCCCGCAGTTCGGCCAGCAAGCGGCTATCTCACCCTATCCCGTTCCTTCGCAAAACGGCACCACTTACACATCAACTCCAGAAACCGGAGCCGTCACTGCGCTTACGCTCGATGACGGAACGGCAATCACGTTCAATCAGGAGACCGGAGTAGTCATTCAGGTAACGGATAGCAGCGAGACCTTGCTAGGATTCCGATCCGACCGCCTAAACAATCCCTTCCCCAGTCAGGAGTTTGGCGAGATTGCCATGTTCACGAGCGACAAGCTCAATATCGGCATGGCCTTTGTACGCTTGCCGGATACGCTCGTTCTTGATACGGATACACCACAACTCCCGATTCAATGTCATCTCGGGCTTGTGTTCTATACGCTGATGAAATGTTTCGCGCGAGAAGGCGAGTTTCAGGATTTGGACGTTGCGCAAGGCTGGTTTCAGGCATACGGCGATTGGATGGAATCGGTCTTAGAGAATAAGGCCAGGTGGTGGGCGACTCGCGTCAAGTCGCTTGAGCCATACGAAGAGGGAAGCCTTTTCGCGCAAAGACTTAATGCTATCGGCTACCCGATGCAACTTGATTTGAAGCCGAGTTACGGAACGTGAAGAAGCTACTTCTAGTAGATGATGAATTGCACCGCGCCCAATCAATCAAGAGTGTCATGCCATCAGAGATAACGGCTATCTGGGCGCAAAATGCGGGCCTCGGTATTCAGGCATTGCGGGCCGAGAAATTTGACATTCTCTTACTGGATCACGACCTTTACCACGAATCCGGTAGCGGTGAAGATGTCGCCAAGGTTGTAGCCGAGACCCAAAATCCAACCTGCAAAATATTCATCCACTCCCAGAACGAAGCTGGTGCCAATGCAATGCGTCAGCTGTTATCGGGATTCGAGATTTCGCGATCCGCGTGGGATAACGGGCAACGCATGGCCCCCGGACTCCCGGAGTGGCTTAAGGCTCAGGCGTGAGCGTACAGAACTATAGCCTTTCAGGTTTGCGCACCATCGTTAAGACCAAACTGAATGAGCTAACCAACGATGGCCTGTGGACTACTCCTGAGCTAAACACCTACATCAATCACGCCATTCTGCGCGTGGTTCTCGATACGCGCATCCTGCAAACCGATGAATCGGTGCCCCTGCTTCAGAATCTCGCGCTCTACCGGATGCCGAGCGACATGCTCACGCCACTGTGGATTTATGGGCCTTCGTTGTGGGGCAGCCTTAGACTCTTTCCTTCGTTCCTGCTTTCGCTCGATAAGCAATATGGCGGGATGTACCAGTGGGAGAAGGACAGCACTAATCAGTCGCAGGGCTTCGTCCCATTCTCCTACGATCAGTTTATTCTCTGGCCGCCGCCTTCCGCGAATACCAACGTAACGCTACATCACGTGCCGGTGCCGACCACGCTGGTAAATGATAGCGACACCACTGCGCTTCCCCTCTTTGCTCAGCGAGCCGTAGCCACATTCGCCTCTTATCTGGCGATGATGAAGGCGGACATCCAGAAGGCTCAGAAGTGTTTGGCCGAATATAAGCAGCGAATCGTTTCGGTTCTGGAGATCACGCGGCATCAGGATCAGACTAGACCGTCGCAGATGATTCCTGGCAGAGGCTTTGATAGATCAATGGCCAATCCGTCGATTCGCGCGTATAGGAACAGCCGCCGTTACTACTGATGGTCTTGGCCTACGTTTTGCGACATGGAGTCACAGATTTAAGTCCCAAGCATGAAGGGCAAACCCAGATTCCCATGAACGAGTTCGGCAAGTCGCAGATACGCGACGCCGCCAACTACATCAAAGATCAGCTCAAATCCAAGCCGGGATGGGGCGTTTCCTCCGACCTGAAAAGGGCAGAGCAAGCCCTTTCAATATCGGCGGAAGTCTTAGGTCTGAGAACCGTGCGGCCCATGCCTGACTTGCGCAATCTGGGCGACGATGAAACTTCGGTGCAATTCGAGAGGCGGCTAACCAAGGCATTCTCCGCCATCCTGGACACGCGCAAAAAGATCAAAAGCATTCCCATTATAGCGACGCACCGCTCGGTGAGCGCCTGGGTCTGCAAGCAATACGGGTACGTCGAGCAGGAGATGGATTACACCAGGGCAAGCGTAGTCTGGGAGGGCGGGATAGTCGTCATTGATTCTGATGGTGCGCGACCAATCTATAAGCCGCTAGTACAGAACACCGCAGAAGATTTACAGCCCTTCGACGGCACACACATCTCAGGTTTCGTAACCGCAGAAGATAACCAGCCACCGCGACAATGCGATAACTGTAAGTGGTGGGCCAGGGATTCATCTTGCCACCATCAGGTGGTAACGGCAGACGATGAACCAGGAATACTTTACGGAAAGAAACGAAACAAAGAAGGCTATTGGATCATGGGTCCGCGCGATTGTTGCAATAACATGCAGAACAAATTTTTGCCAGCTCCAACGGCATTGCACTAGGAGACCACATTGGCCGGAATCGTTACCAAGGGACAGATCGGATACGAGGACATAGCGACAGGGACTTCCACCTTTACCCGCACAACCTCAACAGGCGGAACGCAAGTCATGCACCAGCTACCCTTCACGGTAGCTGGCGGCAACATAACGATCTTGGGTTCGCCCACGATTGCCAGCCCAACCATCACGGGAACGGATACCGGCACAGAGACCCTAGTCAACAAGACCCTAAGCACGTCCACGCTTACCTCTCCGGTCATCAATGGCACTCCGAGCGGCACAGGCATTCCGACAATCACGCTAAAAAAGGGTAGCGGCGGAGGCAACTATAGCAGCGCCAGTACGTCTTATGTGGACGTGGATGCGGCAAACCTCGGATACACCGTGACCATTCCTACGGGTTGGAAATTAGCAGTCTCGGCATCGGGGAATATCTCAGTCTTGACGGCGGCGGTCTTGGTATCCGCGTCTCTCTTTGACAGCTCTACGCTAGTCGAAACAGAAATTAACCCCAACGCAGCATCGGCCATATTCCAATTTACCTTGAACTGGGTTATCACCGGGGACGGCAATTCGCACACGGTAAAGTTGCAATACAAAACCAGCAACGGCTCCGATTCCGTTCAGATTATTAACAACAGTGCGACTCTGACTCCGACGATCCTGTTTACGCTTACCCCATCAAATTGAGCGATTCCGTCAGCTTCGATCTTGGCTCCGTGGTTGTGGTTACGCCGCATAGCGTCGCGTGCATGGTGGAGTGCTACTGCTTGGGAAGTGGCTCAACGGTCAAGGGCTTTCCGCTTAAAGAGGCGGCGGTAGTTGATTCGGTCTCGGGAACGCTCAGCTTCTATGGTTTGAACTGGTCGTGGTTGAAGCGTCTCTGGAATGGCAACACGGCCATCTGTGGAACCATCAATTCTGGCGACGATCCGCTAATCGCATTTGACATACAGGGCAGGGGGGCGGCGCCGCAGATTATTCCCGTTTACGCGACATTCTCAAAGTTGCGCCTAGAAACACTGCGGTTTGATCTGTACCCAGACTTGAATCTACCTACCGACTTCCGAGTAGCGCTGGCGTTTCATCGAGTTGAATGAGGGTTACGTTCTCCAAGATCACAGTGGCAGCGAAGGTGTTCAAGTTCGTGGGCAATAACTTCTCGCAGGTGCAGGGGATCGGCGAAGGCTTTTGGTCCAAGCCAGATTCTATTTGCTGACCAATCGGTCAGCGCAGTTTCAGATGGGCGTAGGCCATTCTTCACCATCACGCTTTCCCAGTCGGAAGAATTGCAGATGACGTACAGCTCAAACTCCGGGGCCTTACCCTGTTCCGAAAATACTTTAATGGCATCCGTAGCACTCGCCGAACAGCTTCCCACGACGTGGGTATGTGTTGGGACCTGCGCATGAGCTGGAATGACGCACAGCAGAAATAGTGGCAAGTATTTCATGCTCCTAGCTTACACCGTACATGGCATGGCGCAAGCGAACGGACGGCGAAGGTAATGGAGCAGATATTCAGCGATTTCAGCGGCGGGATGAATGCCCTCGCGGGAGTCGATAAGCTGGACCCCAAGGAATGCTTACTCGCAGAGAACGTGCGCTTAGATGAAGCGGGGAATGTAGCATCGGCTGGAGCCTTCACCCATCAAAACACGGCGGCTTATGCAGCCGCTGGCGGGACTAGCACCAACAACGCCCACTCCCTCTATTGGAATCCTTCGCTCGGGGCTGTTACTGGCGTTGGACAGGATGTATTTTTCGGCAAGACACTGGGTGGTCAATCGAGCGGATTGGCCGGAAGTAATGCATCCCTACAGAAGATGTCTTTCGCCTCGGCTCCCAATCGGGTCTATTTCGATGTCGGCTCGGTCGGTTATTGGACGGACTTGAATAACCTGATTACTGTCGATTGGAATCCCCCGTCGGCACAGGGGGCGACACTATCAGGGCCTACCTTAGTAGGGACGGCCACTCAAACCAGCGACTCAGGTCACACGGTAGCATGGACCGCCCCGGCCAGTATCAACAGTACCAATACTAACAGCACGGTTGCGGGATGCTCTTTATCTACTTCCCATTCCACATCGCAATATCTTCGTGCGACGATGTCTACCAACTCCTTCGCCATAAGCGCCACGGTCGTAACCGGCATCGCCGTTACGATGCAAGCAATAGCAGTAAATGCCACCGGGGCACAGTTCCAGGTAACCCTATTAAAAAATGGCATTCCCGTTGGCGCTACGCGTACATGGACCCCTACGGCCAGCAATGTGTATCAAACGCTTACGGTCGGCGGCGGAAACGATCTATGGGGAACCACCTGGGCACAGGCGGACATCAACTCAGGAAGTTTCGGCTTTCAGTTGGTCGTGTTGGGAACAAGGGAGGAAGACGCATATAACGCCCAAATCACCATCTATCAGGGGGCCGGATTTACGGTAGGTACTGGCGCGGCAGGAGCGCTTACCGGGACCTACACATATAAGGTTACATTTGTCGCGGCGAACGGCGAAGAATCGGACGGCAGCGGTGATTCGGCGGCGGTTATTCTCAGCGCACAACAGGGCTCTCTTACGGTGCTCCCGACAGGCGACGCGCGAACCACAGCAAGAAACGTCTACCGCAAGGGGAATACGCTCACCGCGCATTATCTTGTGGGGACTATTGGTGACAATGTCTCAACCACTTTTAGTGACAACCAGACCGACATTGCCGCACTCGCAGCGGGAGTAATTCTTGCTGGCGACGTTCCTGGCGATTATCCCAACTCCAGGTTGGGCAGTCAGCAGGTGCGCTTCCCCGTCCTTCACTACGACCGCGTTTTCTGGATTGTCCCTGGAACGAACAAGATCATTTGGTCTAAGCCCCTCAACGGCTTCGCCTATGCCGCTGTAAATTTCCTGTTCGTAGGCGACTCCAAGCCGGTCTCTCGCATTGTCTCTATCTTTGGCGAGCTAATCATCATCAAGACTGATTCTGTTTGGCGACTTACGGGCACGGACGAATCGAGCTTCGACCTCTCGCAGACTCCCTCAGCCGTTGGAACAGACCAGCCATTTACCGTTGTCGCTCTACCAGACAAGATCATCTTTGCGAATCGTTGGGGCCTGTGGATGTTCAACGGCTACACGTCTCAGCCGCTTACGCCCAAGCTAGATTTGTGGTTCAAGCAGGATGATCGCACGAACGAAGAACTGTTTGGCGTGAACGGCTTCCATCCGCCCGAAGTGGCAAGCTCGACTGTTCCTCTTAACTTTGAGGCGGTAGGTAACAGCGAGAAGTATGTGTGGGCTTATGCGGAAGCGGGACAGGCAGCAAACAACGCGATCCTGATTTTCGATCTCAAGCACGGCAATATCACTAAGCGTACGGTAGGAGTTCCGTTATCGTTGGCTATCGACCCGGTAACAGGATTCGTCTACATGGGCGATAGCTCTGGCTTCGTCTCGTTGCTGGATGATTGGAACGGCGCGACAGGCGGAGGGTCGGCGGTCAACTTCGACTTCCAGACTGGCTATATAGACCTCCAGCGCGGGAGCAACAAGGCTCTTTGGGCTTTAGAGTTACTTATCGACACCGATGGCCAAAATATCAGCCCATTCGTCTATTACGACAATGGCGTGGCTTCTGAAGCACTCCCTGCGCTTTCTACGACAGGTTTGCAGCGTGTCGTGCGTACCTGTCAGGCGGGTAATGCTCGTAAGTGCCAAAACTTCTCGGTTCGGCTTAATGGCAGCATCAATCCAGTGAACATAAACGGCCAGCCACAGATTCAGCTCATACACATCAAGGCGCTATTTAAGATTCACGAGGGACGAGCTAGGACGGGTCAATGAGTAGGAGGGGGAACGTAGCGAGATTGCCTTTGCCTCCAGCGGTAAGTGGAACGATTCCCAAGGCTGGCGATGACATCAAGACATTGCGTGACCATCTCGCGCAGATGACCGTCATCCTAAACCAAGGCTTGCAGTCGCTTCAGAATCGCGTCAACACCGTACAGCAAACAGGGGCGAAGACTCCGCCTACCGTAACGGGCCTTACCGTCACCGGAAAGCAAGGTCTATTCCACCTTACCTGGAATCGCGTCGTTCACGCTGATGGGTACGTAGTCATGCAGGCTTCCGATTCGGCCATGAGCAACCTTATCGGGCGACATCCCGTGCCAGATGGCGAAGCCTGTACGTTCCAGATTCCGGTTGGAAACGTCGCGTTCACATCGTCGTTTCAGGTTTACGCCTACCAAGGGCAGAAGTATTCGGAGCCGTCAAACATCGTGACTGCGACTACGGCGGGATATGGCTCAGCGGAAGCAGCACCAGCCAATCCGCCCTTCGCTCCGAGGCATCCCAAAATCGCTCCAGTCAGGAGTGGGCCCAACTTATAGATGGGCGCTCCGCTGATTTCAGCCCTACCGCAGTTCGGCAACCTACAGGGCGGTAACGCTAATAACGATGCGCTGGCTTCGTCTAGCCCCATCTTTCAAGCACTGCTACAGAGCACGGGCGGGAATCTCTCAAACGTCGATTCGCTGGCAGCGAGCAATCCGGGCTTTGGGTCGGCGTTGTCGTTCATGTCTCCAGGTGGAGGCTTAAGCCCGCAGCAGGGAGCGCAGTTCGGGCCGCTGTTCGGGCTAATCATGTCGTTGATGGGTGGTCAGCAGGGGGGACAGCAATGAGTTTCTTAGCACCGATTTTGGGAGCGATCCTTCCAGGCTTACTTGGTGGGGCGGCGGGAGCGGCAAATACACGGCCCCCTGCACTCAACCCAACCCAGACTGGCGCACTGAATAGCCTCATTCCTAGCCTAATGCCCACGGCGACCGGCACGCCGCAGATTGATCCTATCCAGCAGGCGCTTCTTTACGGCCAGAACGCGCAATCGCTCACAGGCGCCAACAATGCCGTTACCCATGCGCTTGTCTCACGAGGACTAGGCCGAAGCGGCCTACTCGGTGCTGGCTTAATTCAGAATCAGAACCAATCTCAGGCTAACCAGAACAACATCAATCTGGGATTGCAACAGCAAGCGATACAGCAAAAGCAGCTTTCAATTCAGGACCTTTTGGGCTTGCTGAATGTGAACGCCACACCAGGGCAGAGTAAGGGCGGAGGGTTTTTGGCTGGCTTGGCACCCGTGATGGCTGGATCGATTCAGCAAATGCTATTGAACCGACAAAACGGCGGTGGTGGTTATTTGGCATCCGGCTATCCAGCAGGACAAGCCCCACTGAATCTACTGGGGAATCAGGGGAGCCAATAAATGCCAGTTGATACACGAATCAACATCCCGTTTTTGCCCCAGGAGTCCATAACTAATTCCATCCTGGCCGCAATTCAGGCAGTTAACGAAAACCACATCCGCCAGCAACAGGTGGGGATTCAGCAGCAGCAAGCCAATCAGCAGGGCGCACTTATACCCAGCGAGGCCGCTAAGAACACAGCTCAGGCGGGACAGGCGACGGCCGAGGCCGCGAACGTTCAGGCTGGAACCGCCGCTGGTTTACCAAAGGCTCAGGCCGATAAAGCTGCCGCAGATGCGGCCCTTGCACAGACACAGGCGCAATTGGAGCAAGAATCCAATCCCATCAAAAAGGCTATCCTTCAGCAAAACCTTAGAATGGCGCAGATTGAAGGGGATCGCGCCGAAGCTACAATGAAATTCTTCACCGCTACCGGAGGTGGGACGAGTGGCTTCGATCAAGCAATTAGTGGCGCTAAAACGACGTTGGGTAAGCTCGCCCCAGAAGAACAGGCAGTCCTAGACGCAGCAGAGCAATCATCGCGCTTCGATGCGATGCAGGGACGCCCCGATGCCCTCAACCATCTACAGCAAGCCGTAAGCGAGATCAGCAATAACCGCCGTTCTGTAGAAGTGGCGAAGCTGTTCGGTCAGCAACGCGGCGACATGTACAACAAGGAGTATTACAACACCGACACCGGCGAAGTGGAGCAACTCACTGCTAATGAGTTTTTGTCCGCCTCAAAGGAAAATCCGCGTCGCTACATTCAGTACTCACCGACAGTTCAAAACACGCTGAAAGCCCAGAGCCTCGTGAACGATATACAGGACGGCATAGATAACATGAAGAAGGTTATCTCCGATCCTAAATTCAATCTTTCGGCTGGTGGTAGGGCATTGCTATTCGAGGCACAGAAGAATCCAGAAAGCGCAGCCAGCACCATCTTATCGGGGATGTCCACGCAGAAGCTCGATCCTTCAGAGCGTAACTACCTAATGGCCATGGCAACCCTGGATGAACGCGCTATGGCGATGCGCGGATTGCAGGGACAGGGTTCGGGTTCTGACCAGCAGCGCGAAGCCATCGTTCGTATGTTGCCGGGATTGTTGACCGCTGATCCAGGGATGGCGAAGCAGCAACTCGCGCTCTTTCAGAACAACTTAGACAACCTCAACAAGATGATTCCCAAGATCGGTAAGGCAGGGAAAACCTCTGCGGGGCAGGGTGGCGCATCAGGATTGATTCAGCCAGGGGATATTGAGGATGGGTTCCGCTTCAAAGGTGGAGATCGCGGCGATCCGAAGAATTGGGAGAAACAGTAATTGGCCACACTTCCCGTAGCTGGGCCATGGACTAAATACGCGGCATCGCAATCCGCTGAGGGCCCGTGGACTAAGTATGCCGCGGCAGCATCATCCTCAACCCCGCAGCAGACTCCTGAACAGCAAGCGGCCAGTGCCCAGAGTCAAGGGTTGGCTCCTACCGGGAAAGCGCCTGTAGGCGTTCAGATGAAACAATCCCTACTGGCTCCGGTTGGGGGCACATTTAATCCGCTGGCTGCCAGTGATCCAGACAACCCTTTAACCAAATTCTTTAATAGGCCGGAAGTGCAAGCCGCAATGAACGTAGTGGGTCCAACCACCGCCGCGTCGGATGTTGCTGGCGTTGCAACTAAACTTCCCGCAGCCGGGCGGAAGGCAAGCTCTCTCGGCAACGCGGCACTGGAATCTGTTACGGGAGCCTCTGATGCTAGGCAGGCCTTCCAGGAGCTTGAGGGAACTCTAGGACAGCACACCGTAGCGATGACAGACGAACTCAAGACAGCCCTCGATGACCTGAAAGAGTTTACCGATGTTACAGGTCGCAACCCACCGTCAGTAGTCACTAAGCTCGTTACGCGCATGGCAGACACGGAACAAGGGCCTCTCACTTACAAGGAAGCACGGATAGCCTATTCGGATCTAAGTGATCTATCAGCCTCCGATAAGATGAACGCTAACGCCAAGCTGAGTCGCCTAGTAATTCCAGTCAAACAAGCTCTCGGGAATGCCATTGGACAGACTGCCGATGCGGCAGGCCTTTTGCAAAAGTACCAAACCGCAATGAAGGATTTCTCCCAAAGTCAACAGATGACGGAGTTTGGACAGAAGATTCTGAAAGCACTTGCGGGTGCGGGGATTAGCGTTGGAGCCTACGAAACCATTAAGAATGTGCTCAAGAAATGAATCGAGCTATGACACTAATCAGCCATAGAAAGAACACGATAAGCGCCAAGTCAGACCACGTTGTATCGGCGACGCGGTTACTCATATGTTCTCACACTTCTTTTCAGTCTTGTCTTTCTGTTTGGCCTCATCCCTTGTCTGCCACTGCATATTGCCTGGAGAGTCTGTACCACCACATTCCAATGGCTTTATATGGTCGATTACATAACCAGGCTTACCGTGAGGGTATCCAGTTATACGCATGAACTCGCGTCGAGCTGTTGAACTGCGCTTAATCCTACCGCGTGAGTCGCGCACGCAGGTATCGCAACGCTTCTGTGCGAACGCAGGGATGCAGGCCAGCGCCAAGGTCAATAGGGCGGCGCGTCTCATGGCCCAATCGTATTCCAAGGTTTGATTCAGTCAATACCGAAAATAAGGCGAAAGGCTAACTCCATGAAACTAGCCCTACTGGTACTGGTGTGCGTGTTTGCGGCGCTTCCAGGGCTTGCGCAAAACACAGGCTTGCCTAATGACGCGCCCCCGTTACCTTCAAACCTCTATACGACGCCAAGCTATATTGGCACAAGCGGCTCCGGACTTCCCGCTGGCGGGGGCACAACTCCCGCCAATCGTGCGCAGGTCGTTACCGAAACTCCTAACGGCACTACTCAAGGCACGGGGGCATGGGCCTTGCCGGGTGATTCGCCCACGGATCGTGGAAGCGGTGAAGCCTCGTACACGATAGCGGTTACCGACATCGGCACTTCGATACGCGAAACGAACGTGAATGGCGAGGCCTTCACCATCCCGGACGGTAATACGAACGGCTTCGTGCTGCCGGTGAATATTGGCTTCATCATCGAGGGTGGGACTTCGACCATCACACGCACGACCTCGTCGCAGTTTCGCTGCACGCCCAACGGTCCATTGGCGAATACGTGCACTCTTAACCCCGGCGCTCAGTACATTCTGAAAGAGACCAGCGACTTCAATTACACGCTGAGCGTGGCTGGCGACACGAATCCAAGTCCTCAAGACGACAAGATTTGGTCTTACTCGACAGAGTTCGGAACAGTTGCTTTTTCCACGAATCTTTATGGCTTCTCCGCCCCTTGGCAATGCAGTGGGGGCACCAATGGAACGGTGGCGATCTCTAACGGGTCGTGGCCTTACTTTGCGTATCTCCAAATGACCAGTTCAGCCACGGCATCGTCATTCGCCCAGTGCGCATTCCCTCAAGTTAGCACCAACGCCAATCCTCACGCTCTTTATGGAAGCAATACGGGTTGGGATTTTACTTGGGTCGCAGCTCTAGCTCAGACGACGAATACGCGGGCCTATTTTGGGCTGTTCTCGGCAAACGCAGCGGTCCGTCCTACCGATGGAATGTGGATTCGTTACGACACGAATGCCACGTTCAACGATACAAAGTTTACATTTGAGACCTGCAAGGCGAGTGCGTGCACGATCATCGCCCAACTAAACGTAGACACGAACTTTCACCGATTCGAGATCAAGAGCACAGTCGTCGGAACAATCGACTTCTTCATCGACAACGCCAACCATGGCTGCTTCAACTCCGGGGGCACTGGCGGTTGCACAGCTTCAGCCAATATCCCAACTGTCGCCGAACTACCTACTGTAGTGGCTGGCAACGATACGACCGCATCTGCTTCGCTTGTTAATTTTAACCGCGCCGCGGGAACCATTACGGGGCTGGCGCGACCGTGAGAACGCTATCCTGGCTCGCCGTCGAAATCTTCTGGATTGCGGCGATTATTTTCATATTTGTGCTACCTGGGCGTTCTCAGGTTACGGTCGGCGTGCCCCTGTTTGAGCCGCCGACGCAGGGAACGGACTACAACCCCACGCCGGGAGCGAGTTCCTACACAGGGACGGGCGGAATCGTTCTCAACATCCTGACCGGCACGCCGCCGTTTTCGTGCGCGGTCACGAGCGGGGCGATTCCAACCAGCATGACACTCGATGAAGTGACGCCCACTTCGACGCCTGCCGGCGGATGCCGCATCAAGGGAACGCCTACCGTAGCAGGAGATTTCGTGTTCACGCTGCAGGTCACGGACGCGAACTCGAATACGGCAAGCCAGAGCGTGACGGTTCCGGTGAATACGAGCAGCCCGGCTACCTACTCCGCGCAGACCTGCGGCAGTCCCGGAGTGAGTACGGCGACATGTACTTGGACTACAAGCGTGGCTACGACAACGCAGCTCTGCGGCAGTATGGATAACACGTTCCCGAAGGGAGTTCCGGGATCGTCTGGGCCTGCGAGTTTCTGTACTACAGAAACCGATTTAACTGGTGTCACATCCCATTCGGTTAGCCTCTCTGGGTTGGCAGAAAACGCTAAATATTATGTTTACTTTATAGGTCGAGGGATCAGCGCGGGCTCCCCGCAGGATTATTTGTTTTCATTCAATGAGCCTTCATGTGCTGGCAATCCCGGATGTGGCTCATCCTTTTTCACGACAGCCGTAGCATCGAATGCCGGAACGGCAGACTTTAGCTTGCAGATGTATGGTGCCCACAACATTATTCAGGGATTCCCGCTTTATGTGGCGATTCACCCGTGGCCCCTTGTTGGAGTCACGGACATCACGGGGCACAATGTCGTCTTCCAGGTCACGGGACTGCCTACTAACTCGCAGGTCCATTGGCCCGACCAGCAGGATGACGGCTGCGCTTGCGGCACTGTCAGCACCACGACCACGACCAACGACACGTTCACGCTCGTCGGGGGCGTGAGCATCGTCAACAACGAGCAATTCGAGATTCTGACCAACGTGGGCGGCACAACCCCCGTGGGAAGTTCGACCCTTACGTTGACCGTGACGGTTGGAGCGACGCCGACCATTCACACCTTCAACTGGACGCTAAATGTGGCTGCGCCTTCGTTTACGTTCGGGAGCCCCTCAAGCTATCCAGCAATCCCTTCTTTATCGACGTGGACAAGTAATCAGTCCATTGGAAATCTAGATTGGGCGACTCCGGGTGGATCGCAAGGCATTTGCTCGATGGGTTTTACTAATGTTGGTTTCTATGACGGTGCTTGGGCCTTCTACCAAGGGGGAATCTGGAACGGTCAATCTATCCCGTGGGCTCAAGATGCCAGAGTTTGTAGTCAGAATTATCAGAACACAGAAGTCAATGTGATTGGAAGCGACACGAACTGGCAGAGTTTTGCGATCTTTGTTCACCCACATGGCCAGTATTATGAATGTAAGCAGTATGGAATTCCTCTTTCTTGCAATGGTGTAGCCGCACTCCCTGCATGCTGCGGCGGTTCAATGATATCTAACAGCACCCCATACGCTAGTGCCGATTACGCCCGTGAATCAGCATTCATGCTGAGCGCCAAGCGGCTCGACTACGACAACGGAGGGGCTACCACGCTCGCCAAAGTAAAGACGATGGCGGCTTATGTTCTCGGCAACATTGATCAGTACGTCAACGAAGATACGACCATTCTAAATGAGACGTTCATGCACGGACTCTTGGGGCAGGCGGCTATCGAGTTTTACGCCGATCCGAACACTGGCAACGGCGATGTGCGCGTTCCTCAGGCAGTCTGTGGTATGGCGGATCATCTCTGGAGTACCTGGTTCGTCCCGTGGAACGGAGCCGCTGGAGGTTTTCCTTATGAGCATGACACTTGGGCAAGTACCAAAAGCGCAGGATGGAAAAGTGTTCCTGCCTTCGGCGCCGGTGGAAGCGCCCTTGAAGATTTGAATAACTTAATCGCTCCAGTATTTGCGTGGTGCTTCTCGATAACGGGACAGCAAAAGTACCAACAGGAGTTCGATACGCTCTTTAATTCCAGCAATCTTGAGCCTCTAAACATAGGCGAAGGGGCGGTGGGGAAGACTTGGACTCAAAATTATCGCTGGACATATTTAGGGCTACTGTGGCGCGGCGCGACTGCCCCTTCGGGCGCTGGAATTGGCTGCTTTCAACTGCCGCAAACAGGAACATGCCCGAGAGTGCAACTGCCCGTTCCGGCAGTGGGGAGTCCAACGCTATGAAACGAGCATTTACGCTGTTGCCGCTGATCCTCGCGCTGCCGTTTCTCGCGCACGCGCAAGCGGGTGCAGGCTATACCAAGCTCGCCTCCACCAACGGCCTCTCGCAGATCGATACCTCCGTAACCGATGGTGCGGTCTACGAATATCAGATCACGTCGTTTTGCGCACAGCCTGTGGCGCCAGCGAC